GAATGATGTTGAGGAGGGCGGGGAAACAGAATTTCTCTATCAAAGCAGAAGAGTTTACCCAAAAAAAGGTTCAGTGATATTACATCCTGCGTCTTTCACGCATACACATAGGGGAAATCCGCCTTTGTCCTCTGATAAATATGTAATGAATGGCTGGATTGAATTTGTAGAATAAATGCAACTATTTAATGAGTGGTATTATTTTGATAATGCTATCACAGATGAGGTTTGCGACCAATTAATTCATGTCGGCGGCGATGAGTTTAAGGGGGCAGAAATTAAATCTGGTGAAGATGATGGCTCACGAAGAAGTGATATAAGGTTTATTAACGAGCAGTGGGTAACAGACTTAATCTGGCCATTTATGCTGGACGCAAATAAAAATTCTAAATGGAGTTTTGATGTTGAATCTGTAGAGGATATACAGATAACCAAGTATAAGAAACACGATTACTATTCGTGGCATTTCGATGGGCTTTCTGATTCATCTGGAATTTATACGGATCAAGATCAAAAGTTCTTATATGGTAACGTTAGAAAGTTGAGTATGACAATATTGTTGAACGATGACTTTGAGGGTGGAGAATTTCAAATTGCTTCTTATAATAAGGGAGAGTGTTTCATAAAAACTCCAAAGATGAATAAGGGTTCTGTAATTGTATTCCCGTCCTTTATAGAACATCAGGTTATAGAAGTAACAGAGGGTGAAAGATATTCTTTAGTTGCTTGGTTTTTGGGGAAACCATTTAAATGATGACTGAAGAAGAGATTGATAAAGAAGTAGCAAACTTTTTTCATCCTAATAGTACAGTATCCAAATCATTGTCAATAAAAAGATTGGCTATATGCGAGACCTGTTATAGGTTTCAAAAAACCCTTAGAATATGTAAGGAGTGTACTTGCTTTATGCCATTTAAAACTAGGATGGATTATGTAGATTGTCCTCTTGGAAAATGGTATGGAAGCGATGATGGTGAATTTACCAGGCAGAAGTCCCAGAGAATTAATGATTATTAGTGTTACAGATAATTGGTTAGATTTGGAATTTTGTGATCATCTGTCTCACCATGTTACTTATTGTATGCCACATAATTTTGGAGCAAATTCTAACCCTGATGATAACCAAACATTTTACAGGGCGGATTTTAGTTTAGAGGATTTTCATACAAAATATATGTGTAGGAAATTGAGTAGAGAGGTTATTAAGGAAGATTGCCTATTTACTAAGGTTTATGCTAATGTACAATACAGGGGGATGGATGGTTCGTTTCATTTAGATGATGGAGATTTTACTGTACTGTATATGATTACCCCCACTTTGGATGGTTCCGGTAAGTTTGAATATAGGGACAGGGGTGGTATAAAAAAATTAGACTTCGTTCAGAATCGTTTGATTGTTTTTGTTGGTGGAGAATTGCAGCATAGAGGGATGTCTCCAGATTCTGATTTGCCAAGAGTTACTGTAGCATTCAAAGTAAATAAACAATGGCAGAGTTAGAAAAAGAGAAGTACATAGAAGTTCCAAATGTACTTTCAGAGCAAACTTCTGCCTTATTGTTTGATTATTTGAAGTTTTCTTTTGAGCAATTTAAGGCAGTTAAAGAGAATGCTAATACTTTGTATGATGCCCATAGTCATGGGTTTTGGGATGAGACGCAATCAAGAAAGATATATTCCAAGTATGGCGATTCCATGTTTGATATGCTTATGTTGATTCTTAAAGATCGCATAGAGAAAGAATCTAAATTAAGTTTAGTGCCAACTTATTCTTATTCTAGGTTGTATGTGTATGGGTGTGATTTGTTGCGACACACAGATAGGCATAGTTGTGAAATTTCTGTTACATTATGTTTGGGCCATGTTGGGGAAAAATGGCCTATCTTTATAGGAGGAAATCCGTTACATATGAATCCGGGGGATATGGTAATCTACCGTGGTTGTGATGTAGAGCATTGGCGTGAACCGTTTCAGGGTGAGGTTCATGGGCAAGTATTCTTACATTACAATGATGCTAAAGGACAATATGGAAGTAAGAATTTGTATGATAATCGTCCATTCTTAGGTCTTCCATCGCGTAAATAATAAGATGAAAATAGAATTAATTAATGAAAATCCTGTTTACCCATTCCTAGTAATAGATGATTTTTATGATGAAAAAGAACAAGAGTTAATATGGCAGGAGTTTGATTTTTTGTCTGTTAATTTAGATAGGTTGGATACTGCTGTTGCTGTTGATAAAGATGGATTAAGGCTGGCCTCTAAGTATAGTGTGTTTTTAGATGATGTTTATAAAGATAGAAGGTTCTCTAATGTTTTTAATTTCTATGCCGCAAAAATATTTTCGGAGGAAGTGCAAGAAGCATACAAAGATATACCTTCATGTGAAACATTTTTTAACTGTAATAGGGACAATACCCTGCTAAATTATTATGAAGATGGGGATTATTACAAACCTCATTACGATGCAGTTCACCATAGTTGTCTTGTCTGGTTTGTAAGAGAGCCTAAAGTTTGGAGCGGTGGGGATTTTGTGTTCGCAGATAGTGGTATAAAAATTGAATGCATCCATAATAGGATGGTTCTATTTCCTTCTTATTATTTGCATTCAGCAGAGCCGGTTGTAATGAAGGAAGAGGATAAAAATAAAGGACTAGGAAGGTATTCTATGGCACACTTTTTTGATGTATTTAATAATCATGGCGATATAATTAGAGAAAGGAATAATCCAAAAGTTGCTTTAGATGAGAGGAAGTTTTCTTTAAATGCAGTCCAGCAACTGTTAAGTTCTAAGTTATGAGTGTTTGAATCATGGCTATAACTACATGGAATGCTACAACTGGAGACTGGGATGACTCCGAATTTGATAGGGCTTGGGATGGGCCATCCATATCTCCTGCCGTAGGTAGTTTATCTACAACTTTGTCTATTCCGACTTTAAAGGTTGCTTATTCAATATCTCCAGATAAAGCAGATATTGAATTAGTACAATCTTATGAGTGGGATCAGTTAACTACTACTTGGGTGACTACACCTGGGACGTGGGAATCCGGACCAGTTCCACAAGTTGCTGTAGGAGCGGACATATCTCCAGCAAATGCAGATCTAACCCTTGTAACATATGCACCATCTCAAGGAGTTATATATACTTTTCCTATTGATAAGGGAGATTTAACCTTAACAGGAAAGGTTCCATTTGCAGGATTAGGAGCCACTATTTCACCTGATAAGGGTGATCTTGAAATTGTACAAACCTATAGTTGGGAAAATTATGGTGGGACCTGGGCAGATGCTGGTACAGATTGGGCATATGTTCCATTTGTTCCAGATGCAGTTGAAGAGGGTAAAAATCAACCAGCTGTTGCTGAGCTTACATTAACAGGACAAATACCTATTGCCGCAGAAAGCATAGGATTTCCTGTTGGGAAGGCCGATCTTACACTTAGTTCAACTGCCCCCCCTCATGGTATAAGTCATTTTAGAAGTCCGGCGAAAGCTGATTTAATAGGATTAGGAACTACATCTTGGGCAGATACTTCTGGAGATTGGAATAGTAATTCGGATTCATGGGGGGAGGGTACTCTTTCTCCAATACCTGGCGTAACTTATAAGTTCCCAATAGACAGTGCAGATATGCTGCTTGATGGAAGTGAGATATCGTGGCCATATGTTGGACAACCAAAATATAAACCACAGGTAATTATGTCATGAATAAGAAAGATACTTCATTTAGTTGGTTGGATTTATGCTATAAGGCAGATCCAGAATTAAAGGCTCCTGTGGCTGCTTATGTATTTAGAAACGGTCAAAGAATTTTTTATGCACCACAGAAAAATAAAAAGGGTAAAAAGTAGAATGTCTTTTGAAATAGAGAAGGAAAGTGTATTTTCTCTTAATGACCATATGCTAGCTAGAAATGTTGCCGAGAAGTTGGAGGAAAAATATCCTGGTTGGTTGTGGGCAGTTAAGGTGATTGATGGTGTTGTCGGAGTAAAGTCAATGCGTTTGTCTGGTAATTGGGGATTTATTTTACATTCAGATAAAATAGATAATGATTATAGAATAGTAGTGAATGCCGGTGGGGAAATACTTGAGAGATATAGACAAAAGAGAGGCAAATTTAATGAAGACAGGTACATGGATCTAGAAATGGATAATAAAGGACAACTTAATGGGGACTATGCTGCATGAGTTTAATTAATCCACAACCACCTACAGAAGGCGCAGAAGTTTTAAATATAGAGGACGCGAAATCTCTTAGAGAGGACTCGTGGTTGAGGCTTGCTAGGCAAGCCTATGATGATTCATCTGAATGGGTTGATGCCAATTTAAGAGCACAGTGGGAGAAAAGTTTATCTTTGTTTAATAGTAATCATCCTCCTGGATCTAAGTATAATACTAATGCTTATGAAAAAAGGTCTAGATTTTTTAGACCAAAAACTAGAACCGCTGTAAGAAATCTTCAGTCTGCAATGAATGTTGCATTTTTTACAAATGAAGATGTGGTTAGTGTTAAACCGAGAAATCCTAATGATCCTATACAATCAGCAGCGGCTGTTGTATCTCAGTCTGTGGTACAATATAGATTAACTAATACTGTTCCGTGGTTTCAAACAATGACGGCAGCTTTACAGGATGCCGCTGTTCAGGGTGTATGCGTTAGTCATCAATATTGGGATTATGAAGAAAGGGATGAATCCTATGTAGAAATGGGGAATGACAATAAGCCTCTAGTTGATTATGAAGGAAACGAGAAGATTAGGAATCAGGTTACTTCTATAAAAGATAAACCTGTAATTGAAATGATTTCTCCGGAAAATCTAAGGATAGATCCAGCTTCTGATTGGTCTGATCCTTTAGAGAGCAGTCCATATATAATACATTTAATCCCAATGTATCTACAAGATGTCTTGCAGAAGATGGAGACAGGGGAATGGAAAGAATTAAGTGCTGGTGAATTATTAACAACAACCAGTGATGAAGATGATAATACTACTAGACTGGTTAGAGACGAGCCTAGAGAAGATCCACTAGATAATGATGCTGGTTACGGAGAGGTTCAGGATTACAAGATTGTATGGGTACATAAAAATATAATAAAGAAGGAAGGTGAGGATTGGTGTTATTTTACAGCCGGTGTTAGTTACATGCTAACAGATCCAGTTCCTTTGCATGAAATGTATCCGTGGCTTAGGAATAATGAAAGGCCGTATGTTATGGGTTATGCTAATGTAGAAGCCCATAAGTTATATCCAGCTGGAACTGTTCAATTAACTGAGGAGTTGCAAGCAGCTGCTAATGATATATGGAATCAGAGATTTGATAATGTTAAATTAGCCCTAAATAAAAGATACCATATAAGACGAGATAGAAATATAGATCTGGATGCGTTATTTAGATCTGTTCCTGGTGGCGCTGTTGAGATGGATGATCCAGATCAAGATGTTAGAATAATTGAGACTAGAGATGTAACTGGTTCTGCATATGCTGAACAAGATAGAATAAATATGGACTTTGATGAGTTGCAAGGTAACTTTTCAACATCTACTGTGCAAGCTTCTAGATCATTAAATGAGACTGTAGGTGGGATGTCTCTTCTTGCCAATAGCACTGGAAGTGTGATAGAATATGTATTACGAACTTTTTCGGAGACTTGGGTAGAAAGAGTATTAAAGCAGCTTCTTAGACTTGAACAGTATTATGAGACGGATGAAGTTATACTCGCCTTAGCTGGAGAAGCAGCTGTTGCTTTGAATGCTGAAATGAAAGATATTTCTGTAGATGATCTTCTTAAGTATGAGGTTCTTTTAAAGGTTAATGTTGGTATAAATGCTACAGATCCTTTAA